TTTTAATACCTGATAAATAGCGGTTCTGAAATTATTGATTAGTTTATAAATGGGGTCGTTTGCTTTACGAGTTTTTTCGTAAGTTCTTTTATTTTTTCTATGTTTATCAATATTTTTTTCTCTCCATTTTTGGTGATATTCATTTAATCTTTCCCTATTTTCTTTTTGCCAATCTGAAAAATATTTTAATCTTTTTTCTTTATTTTTTTGATAATATTTTTTATCACTAACTGATTTACCACCTTTAAATTTCATACCAGACTTACCAACAGAAATTCCATTTTCTTTTAAAATTCTTATAATAACCGTTTTATGTATTCCAATTTTTTCTGATATTGATGGGCTACCCAACATTTCTTCGGTATACAATCTTATTATTTCTTTAACCTCAGTTTCGTTTAGTACAATTTTTTTCATATAACATAAATATAACCATAAATTCGATTGTTTCAAGATAAAAATAAAAAAAGGTCAGATTTCTCTGACCTTTTAAAGATTTATTTAAAGAGTTGATTATCTCAATTCTCTTAAATCAAATGTACGAACACCATCAACGGTAATTCTTCCGTAAAATCTATTGTTCACCATCTTTTTCGCGTATCTTGTCATAATACCTTTGATAGGTGTGAAGTTGAATGGGTTGTACATTGTAGGTGTTAATTGTAGAGGTACATACGGTGCGTAGATGTAACCAGTATCAAGTAACGATGTTCCCTTGTGTCCAATCAAGATTTGATTTGGTGGGAAGTAAGGGTCACGATATACTTGGTAACGTCCTGCAAGAGTACCTACTCTTTCAATACCCATGTTGTATTGGTCTTGCTCAGGAGACGCGTTAGATACGTGGAAGTATTCTAAATCGTCGAAGATTGCAGAAACCTCAGATGATACAACAATCCAGTTAGCTCCACCACGAAGTGTTGACTTGTGAATTTGAGCAGATAACTGATTGATTGCAGTAATCAATGTTTGGTTCCAGTCTTTCTGAGTGTATGCTGTTGTTTGAGAAATTCTTCTCCATCCGTTGTAATCCCAACGTAAGTTCCAAGCCGCACCTTTACGAAGGTCACGAAGAATCTCACGGTCAATTTCAGCCGCAACTTGTTCAGATAACAACGCTGTTAATTCAGCTTCCGCATCAATGTTGTGGAACGCTGCAACGTCTTGAGCAAGTTCAGGTGACCATTGTGCTCTTAACTTTCTTTCTGTAACAGAAACAGTTACTGACTCAAGGTCAAATGAAACTTCACCAATTTTATCTTCAAATTCTAATTCTTCATAACGTCTCCAAGCTACGTTGAATGAAGATGCGGATGCCGCTGAGTAAATAGTAGCTCCTGTGTATCCATCAAGAGTGTCATTACCACAAGTTGGACAAGCTGGACATGAAAGGTCAACTTCTAAATAGATACAACCTGTTTGGTCACAAATATTATCAAAAGAGCCTCCACCACCCTCTGTCGGCCAAGTAGCTGTCTTTGGAGTGGAAGTCGGACTAACGATACCCTTACCATACTGTTGAGTCACAACTCTGTAAAGAAGAGGACCTGCTGAAATAGCACATGGTGTTGTAGACGCCGATAAACCATTACCTGTATAAACAATCATATTAGATAAGAATGATTCAGTATCCATTTCCTGACCATCAGGAGAGATAAGTTTACCAACACCAACGTTAGTGAAACCACACATTTTGATAATAACTTTTCTTGTGTTACCAACATAAGCAGTTTCTGTTGGTACTAATGTTCCATTTGACCATGCAACTGTAGTTGCAGATGATGTAATAGCTGACCAACGACCTTTAGAGTAGTCGAAAAGACCACCAGGATTCAATCCAGGTTCAGTACCTTCATAAAATAAATCATAAAGATTTTTAGCGTAAGTACTGTTGTAAGAACCTGAACCCGTATTATAACCCGCATTTGGGTCACCAGGGTAGTTACCAGGTGACCCTACAGGTGCGTAGTGTTGACCTGAAGTAACATCATAAATAGTATCACCAGTACCTCCATTATAACCCTGAATCTTAGGTACGAAGTAGAATAATTTACCGATAGGTAAGTTCATAGCTTGTACAGAAACGATTTCGTTAGCAAGTAACTTAGAGAATACACGTCTAACGATAGGGAATACAACAGTTTCAAATGAACCTGAAGAACCATCTGAAGTTGCTTCGTTTATCAAGAAGCTAGCTTGGTTTTCATAAAGCTGAGCTACGTTCTCTTTTAGGTGATCACGAAGGCCTTCAAGGAACCCTAATCTGTCCCATTTGTTGATAGTATCTTCTTTGATAACTTTAAGGTGCTTAAGACCAATGTTACCAACAAGACCTGATTCTAATAATGCTCCCATTTTTTTGGTTTTTTTATTTGTTTTTAGTTTATTTTATTTTAATTTTACCATTAAATCTTTCATTCTCAAGAATTGAGGATTTTCATAAGTTTTTGACTCAATTAAGTTAACCGCTGAACCTGTTGACGGAGCCTTTTCAATTTTTTCTGTAATTGACTCATTCATAGGTTGTACGGAACTTCCTGAAAGTTCTTCTTTAATGGTCTTGTATAAATTCTTAGATTCTTTAATAGTTTCCACACCGTCAAATCTTCTCAAGATGTTAATTTTTTCTTGTTTAGATGTTGAGTGTTCAGTAAACAAACGAGTCGCGTATGCTAAGTTTGAATTAAACACCGCTACTTCATTTAATTTATTTCTAAACACGTTAAGTGCTTTTCTATACTCCTCATTTTTTTCTCTAAGAATTTGTAATTCTTGAACGTCAGTATTTTCTTTGATGTTCATGTTAAATTTAGAGTGAGCTCTTTGTTTTGGTAAACCGCCTTTTCTAAATTTAGAACCTGAACCTAAAGTTCTTGACGCTTCTTTGGTTTCTGTCTTTTTAACAATCTTGTTTTTACCAAGTTTGCTACCAGCATTTTCACCATCTTTGTATTCAAATTTAGCTTTACCTGTACCAACTGATTTAGGAGCTTCTTTCATTTTAGTCTTAAATCCTGATTGATTAGGCGATTTCTCATATTTGAATTTTGAAGGGTTACCCATACCTTTTCCTTTTGATTTAAAAGCTTTTTTAGCTTCTTCTAAATACCCTTCGTTTTCTTCTTCATATTCTTCGTCTTCAGACTCGTCCATCTCAATTTCGTAGATAGTACCTTCAGATTCTTCTTCTTCTTCATCTTCTTCATCTTCTTCAGATTCCTCTTCAGACTCGTCCATCTCAATTTCGTAAACAATCCCTTCAAACTCATCTTCCATTTCTTCATCATCAAAGACTTTACTATAGATATCTACCATATCCATATCTTCAGACTCTTCGTCGTCCATTTCAATATCGGTTTCAAACTCATCTTCCATTTCTTCATCACCTTCAGCCATAATCATATATTCTTTACCAGTTTCATCATCTTTTAATTTAATATTACCATCAGTATCCTTTGATACTACAATGTGGTCATCAGGACCCATTAATTCAAAAACTTTTAAAACTTCTTCATCTGATTTGTCCGTAAGGTCAATAGTGTCCAAGTCTTCAATGTTATCAACATCCATGTCCATATCAAGACCCATATCTTCAGACTCTTCGTCGTCCATTTCAGGTTCATCCATGTCCATTTCAATATCGGTTTCAATCTCATCCTCTTCTTGTTCAGATAAAGATTCTTTTACCAATTCTTTGATTTCTTCCTTCATAGTAGAAGCAAGTATTCCTTTTGCGTTCTCAGCAACCGTTTCTTCCAAATTTTTCATTTGGATGATTGCCTCTTCAACTAAAGATTTTTCTTTTGCCATTCTTTAATGTTATTTTTGTATATAAATATTACCCGAAAGTTAAAAAATTAACTTTGGTTGTATTTTCAAATAAAATTTTTTAAGACTTAGATTTATTTTTAAGTAGTTTTTCTTTTTCTAACTCAATTAATTTTTCAATTTCCGCCTTTCTAAATATTAAAGTCTCAAGCCTTCTTTCCTCCATTCCAAACAATTCATCCCCTAAATCTTTTCTTCTATATTCTTTGAATTTTGTGGCAAACTGAATGTTTGTCATCAAAAATGGTTCGTAAAAATTAATTGTTGTTGTGGATTTTAATAAGATTTGATTTCTCTTATTTTCAAACGCAATATATTCGTTTGTTTGGTCATTTATAAATAAAATGACTTGTACATTCCTTTCTGAATATTTTGTTGGGTTATAGTATGCGGTGACCTCAAAGAATGTATCACCGTCTCTATCTATATAACTTTCAACCCTTGTAAATGGTTTTACCTGAACGTAAAAGGTTTTACCACCAACCGTAACCGAGATATCCATTCCTTTTTTAGTATCTCTAATATCACCTGAACAAAATCTTTTTATTTCGGCATTATCTCCCCACTTATTTCTGAGTATCTGTACAGCATTTTCTTCGTTCCTATTACCCTTCTCAACTGTGGCTCTATTTAATTCTACCAATTCATCAGTATAAGGACCGTTAAATAAATCTTCTTTATTGTTACCTATCCATTCTATTAAATTAGAAGTTGATGGGTCTAAATCAGGATTTTGGGAAGTAAAAATTTCTTTTATTTTATTTCTAACTTTTGTATTAGTATCAAAACGATTTAAAATAGACCAATTATCAATTCCCGGTTGGTGTTCATAGACATTGATAACACCTTCATCGGTTTCACAATTACCATCTGGATTAGGTAATTTACCCCACTTTCCAGGTATTTTAGAATAAACATCTTTGAGACACTTTCTTATAAAATTAGAAATCGGGTCAGACTCTTTCACAACCGCTTCTAAAATTATTTTGTATTGTTCTTCAGAAATAGATATTTTCATATCCAATAAATATATTGGAGCAAAAAAAAAGAGGAGATAACTCCTCTTATTTTGATTTATTGAAATGTCTTGGTTGATTATTCTATTACCTCATCAATTTTACTTTCAACAATCGAGGTGATTCTCCATGATTGAGTGTAGTTCTCAAAGATTTTGGTCACCTTAGCCTCAACATCCGTTGGTGTGTAGGCATTTACCAATTTTTCTTCTTTAATTTTCTTAATTTTCCCTGATTCAGGGTCTGGCATATCAATAGTGATTTTTGCCACAAAGTACTTGTTATCTAATTCATCCATTTTTTAATATATTAATATCCTATATAATCGGATAATTTTTTCATTAAGTCAAGTGATTTGTTTGCGGAAGGTCCAACTTCTCTCTCCGCTCTCATTTGTCTTTCTTCGTCTAAATTTTCTTCAAACTTATGTTTATCGTCCGCATTTAAAAATAAATAAGCTCCGGGTGTTGATGGAGATGATACTAAATCAAAACATATCAATTCAAAGTCGTCTTGTACTTCATTTTGGTTACCAACTTTTTTTAAGGACCCTACTCCACGAGATGATATACCAAGAGTAACACCTTGTCTCAAATAGTTAGCCGCCATATCTCCTTTAGTTGATACAATACCTCTTTCGTGAAATCCTGGTGAGGTAAGTAGTCTTAATTTACCCATTAAAACCGGTCCTTCCCACCAAACTTCATTTATCATATGAGAAGCTCTATCAAGGTCAATTAAAGATGATTCAGGGTGGTTTAATTCAGATAATGCAATACCTTTCTGAATCATTTTTTTGTAGTTTTCGGCTTCCCTTTTTAAAATTCTTTCAGGGTAAATTCTACCGTTCCTATTTGGGGTATTGTATTTTTGTAAAACCGCATAAAATTCAAATGGTTTAGAGTAATCTAAAAAATTTTTAGACTCTTTAATCAAATCAAAATTTCTAGTTTCATTTGGTGATAGAAATCCAGCATCTTCCTCAATCAAAATCCCCCTACCACTTTGTCCGGGTTTTAAAACTTGTAAATTCATATTGTATTTTTATTTAATAAATATTAAGTGAACTACCCAACCACTAAAGATGGTTGGGCTTCTGAATTATAAATATTCAGAATTTTCAGCGTTTCATAGACCAACCTATTGGTTGCGCCTCACCGCCTTTTTGTTTATCCTGCGAAGTT